GGCTGTTACTGCAGTATAGGTACCTGGACGGTAAAACCTTTGAATGGATAGCGGCGGAAATGAATCTGAGTTGGCAGTGGGTGCATAAGTTACATAGCAAAGCACTGGCTAAAATTAATTTGGATAGTTTATAGAAGTTTAGAATCAGTCTGTGATATTGTATAAACTGAAAAGAAAAACAGAGAGCCGTCCATGAGGGCGGCTTAATTATTTTCGGTTTGCGAGGCAGCTATGACTGAGGTTATTAACCTTGCTACAGGAGAAAAGCTGTATTATAATTTACCGCCAGCTGAGGCAGTTAAAGTTGCATACCTCCAGGCGGAGAAAGACTGGAACACGTGGCAGTATAAAGAAAAGCGTTTACCTGTTTATTGGGGTAGATGGGCGGTGAATTGTGGAGACTTTACAGCGTTAAAGAATAAATAGAGCCTTCGGGCTCTTTTCTTTTTGGGGATGAATATGCAGTGCCAGTGAAACCTAAAAAACCTTGTGCAAAGCCCGGCTGCCCTAATCTAACAACCGGGCGTTTTTGTAAAGAACATCAGACAGAGGAAAAGAAACAGAAAGCGGAGACCAACCGGTATTATGACCGGTACACAAGAGACAAACAGGCCGAAGCTTTTTATAAGAGTAGAGCCTGGGTAGCGGCCAGGCAGCGAACGTTGACAAGAGACAACCATTTATGTCAGGAGTGCTTGAGGCAGGGGCGCATAACCCAGGCCGATACTGTGCACCACAAAGTGGAGCTCAAGCAGGATTGGAGTAAGAGGCTACAGTTGGATAATTTAGTTAGTTTGTGTGCGGAGTGCCACAACCGGTTGCATGCCAAGGGGTAGGGCGGGTTTGGAAATTTTTAGCCGTCACTGTGAAGACCGCGCGCCCACCTCCGCACAACATTTTTTCCCGAAATGACGTTTTCTCTGAGGTGATAAAAATGGCCGGCAGACCACCAAAGCCAGTTAACTTAATAAAACTTGAAAAAAAGTCTCACCGGACCAAGGCTGAACTCGAAGTCCGGGAGAAAGCAGAGAAGCAACTCCTGACCGGTCGGAAGATGAAAGCCTGGCCAGAGGTCCGGGAGAATGAGCTGGCGCGAAAAGAATTTAACCGGCTCAAGAAACTGCTGGAGACCATAGGCCATAACGATGCCCTGTATGAAGCGGTCATCAACCGGTATTGTCTACTGACTGCTGAATGTAAGCAAATAGAGGGGACCGTGGAGCAGCTTAGAAGAGAATTAGCCGGACTGACGGAAGCAAGGCAAAACGGAGACATTGAATACTTGACATACCTGCAGGAGAAGGGCAACATCCATGACCGCATTATTGCCTGGGACAAGAAGCTCATGGACAAGCGCAAGATGCTGCTTCAAATCGAGAAGGAGAACATCATGACCATCATGGCCGCGCTGCGGTCCATACCAAAACAGCCGGAAGAGAAAAAGGAATCGCCTATGGCTGAATACCTTCGTAGGAAGAGGGAAGGACAAAGCGGGTGATGTAGGTGCATGACAAGAGAAAGGCATTGGACATAATAGAATTCGTGCAAATGCTCAAAGCAGTTGATGATTTTTACGGGCAACCCTTTCAACTGCTGGACTGGCAATATCAAGTGCTTTGGGATGTATACGGAACTGTCAAAGGAGATGGCTATAGGCAATACAGATACGCATATCTGGAAATACCCAAAAAGAACGGGAAAACCAGTTTGGTTGCAGCCATAGCACTGTATCACTTGCTTTGCGATGGCCCAGGCGGACAAATATACTGCTGTGCAGCCGACCGGGGCCAGGCGGAGCTTGTATACAAAGCTGCTTCCGGAATGATTGAACAGGAGCCTGAGTTCGAGGGTATTCTTAAAGTGTTAGATAGCCGGAAGGAAATCAAGAATAAACAAACCGGTACAATTCTTAAAGTGCTTTCGGCTGAAGCATATACAAAGCACGGTCTGAACCCTTCGGTCGTAATATTCGATGAATTGCACGCTCAGCCCAACCGCGACCTGTGGGACGTGATGACATTCGGTGCTGGCGCCGCCCGGAAAGAACCGCTCTGGTGGGTAATTACCACAGCCGGCGATGATCCCGATCGAAAGTCTATTGGCTGGGAAATCCATGAAATGGCCAGAAGGATTGCAGACGGTGAAATAACTGACCCTACGTGGTATGTAAAGATCTACAGTGCCCCGGAGGATGCTGACATTTTCGATGAGGATGTGTGGCATAAAGCAAACCCCAGCTTGGGGCATACAATTAACATAGAAGCCGTAAGGCAAGAGGCGCTAGCTGCTAGAAACAGTGAATCAGCAGAGCGCCTTTTTCGTTGGTTGCGCCTAAATCAGTGGGTGTCTCTAAAATCTATTGGTTGGCTGCCGCTAACGCTTTGGGACGCCACTGTTGGTGACTGGACTCCTGCTGATCTGGTTGGCAAAAGTTGCTACATTGGTTTGGACTTATCCAGCACAACCGACCTTACCGGAGAGTGTTTACTGTTCCCGCCTCAAGAGGGGCTGGATGGGTGGCGGGCAATATTTGAGGCGTGGATACCCGAGGACAGCATGAAAGAGCGCGTAAAACGGGATAAAGTGCCTTACGACAGGTGGGTAAAGCAAAAATTCCTCCACGCTACGCCGGGTAATGTCGTAGATTATGAATTTGTTGAAGCGAGAATCCTGGCTCAGAGCAAGCAATATAATGTTATCGAAGTTGACACTGACCCGTGGAACAGCAGGATGCTGACACAACGGCTGATGAAAAACGGTATTGAAGTTGTTGAAATTAAGCAGGATATTGCCCATATGTCCCCGGCGATGAAGGAAATTGAGCGCCTGGCAAAGACGGGACAACTGACACACGAAGCTAATCCTGTGGCACGTTGGTGCTGGGGAAATGTGACAGTAGCAGTTGACGGCAACGGCAATATTAAGCCCATGAAAAACAAAAGCATCGGAAAAATAGACTTGATGGTGGCCATGATTAATGCCATGGCCCGGGCGATGCTGCTTAATCAAAATAAAATAGACGTGTCTAGATATGCCAGTGGAGATTTTTTGGACAAGCTGTGGAGCTAGGAGGTGGATAAATGGCTTTCTGGAATAAATGGTTCAAAACTAAAGTTAAAGCTATGGCACGAGATCCGATAGAAACAAACGACAGACGGCTCTTGGAGATTTTGGGTATTGAGCCTGGCGAGCTAAACCTGAAAGGTAAAAATGCTCTTAAAGAGGCGACTGTTTATACCTGTATCCGCATCCTGGCCGATGCTGTCGGTAAGCTCCCGGTAAAAATCTATCAGGACAATAATGGAAAACAAGCAGCATCAGAACACTATTTAACGCCGCTATTAAAGACCCGCCCTAATCCCTGGATGAGCTCTAGGGATTTTTTTAAGGCGATGGAAGTACAAAGGAATGTGTTTGGCAATGCTTATGCTTGGCTTGATATTAAAACGAGAGGCCCTGATGCAGGAAAAGTATCAGGTATTTACCCTTTGGATAGCACAAAAGTGGAAATGTGGGTTGACGATGTTGGCCTACTGCCGGGCAAAGGCAAGATGTGGTACATCTACCGGGATAACAAGGGCAAAGAGTACAAAATCAAGCCGGATGAGATGCTGCACTTTAAAGGCTTGACCTTTGACGGCATTGTCGGCATGACACCTCTGGAGAAGCTGAAAGACACAGTTGAAAATGCCGGCGCGGCCAGTAAATTCCTGAACAACAGCTTCAAAACCGGCATGCAGACTAAGGGGATTATACATTATGTTGGTGATTTAAACCCGGAGGCTGAAAAAACCTTCCGCGAGAAATTCGAACAGATGTCCAGTGGCCTTAAGAATGCTAACCGGGTGTCTCTTTTGCCTCTCGGATACCAGTATCAACCTTTAAGCTTAAAGTTAACCGATGCTCAGTTCCTGGAGAATACTGAACTAACGATCCGTCAAATTGCGGCGGCTTTCGGTGTAAAAATGCATCAGCTAAACGAACTTACCAGGGCAACCCACACTAATGTGGAGCACCAGCAACGGGAATTTTACATCGACACCCTCATGGACATCCTGACCGGTTACGAACAGGAACTAACATATAAACTCTTTACGCAGAGAGAGTTGGACGAAGGGTATTATATTAAGTTTAATGTTAACGCTATCCTGAGGGCTGACCCCAAAACCCGATATGAAGGTTACCGGATTGCAATACAATCCGGTTTTTTAACGCCCAATGAGGTGCGGTCCTTAGAGGAGCTTGAACCCAAGGAAGGGGGCGACCGGCTCCTAATTAACGGTAATATGATGCCGATCGAGATGGCCGGAGAGGCTTACAAGAAAAACAATCAGAGAGGCGGTGAAGATAGTGGGGAAACGGAGGAAGTTTTGGAATTTAAAAGCCCTGGATGATAAAACCGGCGAGCTCACCTTGTATGGCGAAATATCAGACGTAACCTGGTGGGGTGATGAAGTAACACCGAAGCAGTTT